GCGGCATGGCTACGGGCGCAATTCCGAAGGGTAAAATCTGTCCGGGCTTCATTCTCAGGTTGACTGAGTTCGGCAAGTCCCGTTCCGCCCTGAAGAGCGGCTGGTTGAAGAGCGTTCCGCAATCCATACGCTCATTCCAAACCTTGTTCAGGCTCGCCTCGAAAGACCCAAGCATCTCGCACACGCCACGGGGGCTGTACCATCCGCCATCAGTGATCTCGTACTCACACGAAACAAACGGAGGTTGGCCGTGATCGTAGGGAACCTCCATCGTGTCGCGCAACTTGATGTCCGGTGCTTGCGGGGGGAAGGTTTCAACCTCCCATGCCCCGTCCTTTTCCCTCCGGTTATAAACTTCCCAGACAATCACCTGATCCTTGTCAGGACTAAACGTCAAGCCCTCGCGTATCTCGCGCTTGTTGCGCAGGTCATTGCTGACACCTTCGTCCTCAGACAGCCCACCCCGAATTTGGTCAGTGATCTTCTTCGAGTCCTTATAAATTCCAGCACGCTTGTAGGCTGCGAGGCTCATGGGCAGGACATGGGTGAACCTGTCCGCGCTATCCATGCCTTTTGTCCAAGGCGGGACGATGACGTACATCGGGTCAATCGCCTGAAACTCAACACGCTTCTTGTCAGGGTTCCAAAACACCTTCATCACACCCCTACCACCCATAAGCATATGGTCGATCCAACTCATCACCTCCGGTGCGTAGTTGCTCTTCTCATGTAGCTTGTAGGAAAACCATTGCTCCGCAGCCGAGGTAAAACCTGCAAGCTGGGAGCGCATGGGTACGAACGTGGCTAACACCTCAAGACCCATCGCTTGCTGAAAAAACCCCGGTTTCAGCTTGTTGATGGTTGTGTCTATGAGAGGGAAGTGTGTATCAGCAGCATTAGGCCACGGCTTGTGTTTACGCCGTAACCCGTTATTCCGCATCTGATACCACAAGCCCTGCCGCGTCTCCCATTGGACACGCGACTTGATGTCGTCCAGTACCTCTGTGTAAAGCTCTTCGCTCATTTACGTAATCCGTACTTTTTACCGCCCGCTGCCTTGCGAGGGGAAGATGCCATCTTGCGGCGTCCAGCCTTGGTAACCTTACGCTTTAGGCTTTTACGCGCTCCGCGTCTTGCTCCGAGTGATTCGTCTTGTCTTGCCTTGTATCCCTGTTTTCTTGCTGCCATTGGTTTTACCTTTTGTTGATTCCTGTTCCCATTTCTTTGCCATTGCTGGCTTGTTAGCGTGCATCCACCTTCTTTGCTTCTTACTCTTAAACGGCATTACCTGCCCCTTCCACGGTTCCTGCCTCGCAGGTCAGGCGCGTGTTCGCCAGCCTTGAGGTCTTCCTTGGTTGGCACAGTAAATCCTTGTGGCGTGACTTCTCCCGCCTTGGTCTTTGGTTGCTTCTCCTTCTTTGCCATTATCGATTCTCCCAGTCAGGGAACTCGTTCGGGTAAGGATGCCTGACTCCCATCCCCATCCACGCAACCCTCATCAACATCTCCGCACTCAGCGCAGACCCAATACACCCATCACATATGACGCTGCTGGTCGCCCGATCTTCAGCAACAATGGAACCCAACTCCTCGCAGATGGAACACTCCGTCAACCGTGAATCGGTTGGGCCAATACTTGATTTCGCAATCGCAACCACCATATCAATATCCCATGAACATCCCCTGTGGCAGGGCGTCCTGCTCAAAATTCCTCTGGGCGTCCTCCATGATGTCGTCAAGCGAGGGACGGGTAATGGCGTTGAAATGCTCCCAGCTTCCCCCGATGCCGCCTCCACAAGCAATGCAACCCATCACCGCGTCCGCCCTGTCGGGGCTGTCCAAACCTCTCGCCTTCATGGAGTCCTTACGCTCCAAACCCAGCTTACCCGTCCGACTGACATCCGCCCGCCTCGTCACCATCTGCTGGTGAAGCATACTGTCATCCGGTAAAATTATCTCACGCTTCTCTACAACCCGTGCAGCCGTGTGCCACATCTCCGCACTCCGGTTCGCGTAGCGGTCATCAAACGGCTTTGCACCGAAGTTAACCCTGTGTATGTCATAACCCGCATCCATCAGCGCATCGCACAATGGCAAACCCAGTCCCCCTTCATCAGCATAAATCTCATCCTGAGTCAAGTTATGTTTTTTGATTAAATTGATTATCTTGCCAATCGTGGTGTTCGTGTTCCTTTCCCGCCAGCAAACCATGTCCATGATCTTGTTGCCTTGGCGCATCGCAAACACACATTCATCACCGCCAGCAGCAAAGTCTATGAAGGCAATACGCATACCCAGTTCCAGCTCAGGCGGGTTCTGCAAACACTCCTCCAAACTCTTCAGGTTCAAGACCAACCCGTCCGCACTGTCATCAACGAACTCACCATAGATCATTGACCGCACCAAGGGACTGTTCTCACCGTACAGCTCTATCTGCGATTCAATCCATTCCTTCGTCAGGTGTGGGCAGTCATAAGCCGTAACAGTGTGGCACTTCCAAAACCTGCGCTTCTTGGTAAACGATTCGTAGAACTCACCGGCAGACGCGCCGGGACTTGACATCACCAGCAGTCGGCTCGGTTGACATCTGGCTATGGCTGTGAAGATGGAATCGGGGACGGTCTTCGCCTCATCAACGATCATCAACAGATTCTCCGTTGGCCCTTGCCTATGCCAACCCTCGAACTTTCCGGGGTCGTTCGTGCTAAACCCAATCGCTCTGGAGCCATTCGCGTAATGCAGTTCATTACTCGTAATCCTCCAGCCCTGTCCCAAGCCCCCAACGTACTTTCTCAACGTAGGCCAGAGCTGCCCCTCGACCTGACGCCAGACACCCGCAGTCGTCACAACAAGACTTTCTGGAAACCTGACCATGTGCCACAGGATTGCGCTCGCTGCAATGACACTCGTCTTGCCGCTGCCGTTCGCAGCCTTCAAGGCAACCCGGCTCTCCTTCTCGTTCAAGTCCACCAACACTTTCTTCTGCCAATCATACGCCCCCACATCAATAAACGTCTTGGGAAAGTTTTCGAGTAGGCTGGCTTCCTCCAGTGCGTCGTGATCTTTCGCGATGCGCTCAAGTGCCGCCCGCGATTTCCTTTCATTGGGTGAAAGTATCAGGGAAGGTGTAGGAGCCTTCTTGACCTTCATGGTCGGCAAAACCACGTCGAACTTCCCAGCTTTTGGCTTGGGGCCAGTCCGCTTTATCTTGGGCTGCTTCTTCAGCAGCTTCAGCTTCTTCTCCTTGTCACTCACAACTCACTTCGCCCTGCGTCTCAATCCAGACGTGTGCCCCGCAACTCAGCGGTTTATCAGGTCGATACACCACACGGCTCGGCCCGTCAATCTTAACCGAGTGCGCGTAGACATTCGTCTTATAGGTCTTGACCGTCAAAACCGGGTCATTGCTCCCAGTTTTGCGGTTGGCCTTGATGATGTGCTGGTTGACGTGAATGACCGTCTTCACTAATTGCGCTGCTTAATGCGCTCTGGAATCGAAGACAACTGCGATAGCAACTCTGGTGAGATAGTGCTTTTCGCGGGTGAAGTACCGCTTGCCGTCGCCTTCGGACTCCAGTGCGGGAACCTAGACTGGAGAAAAGCCAATGCCAACTTTCCGTCCCGACTGTCCATTATCTTCCTCACCAGTGCCTCCTCGGCTTGAGCCTGTGCCGCCATCACCTGCGCGTTTAACTTCGGCTTCTCCTTCCGAAGCCCTTCCAACCTGCGCGGCGATATTCCACAAGCCCCACAAGCCGCCGTCAGGCTCAACCCCAACGACAGCTTATCCAAGAACATCTTCAAGGTGTCCCCAGTCAAATTCTTCTTGACGGATATGTCAGCCATTTTCAAAAGATACCACAAGTTGAAAACCTGTCCAGTTTTTTACGGGGGGTGTATTAACACGATATGCGCGAGGGGTGGTGGCCCCCTCCGTGGTCGAGTTTTCCCGCGCCCCGCTCGCGCACGCCCCCGCCCGCCGCCCGCCGCGCATCATAATGAGACCCGCGCCCCCGCCCCGCTCGCCCGGCCGGGCCCGCCAAACCAGTTCAGTGCCCCGCTTGAAAAATGCCGGGGGGAATATAAAAGAGCCCCCTGCCCCAGCTCAATTTGCCCCGCTCTTAATAGTGCCCCGATACCACTCGCCCCGCTTGCCCCGCTTTGCCCCCGGCAATACTGGATCGTCTTAGCGCGTTTACCTAATACCATTACCGCGCTCGAAATTAAAACAGCGCAGGGCTCAACGTCGCGCCAGCATTGGCCTATTGCGCTTTTCATCCTATGCCCCCGGCAACGCCCGAAATCCTGCTAGCATCTCCCGTGCCAAGTGATACCATTCACGGTATTTAAAGTTATTATAGTTATTCACAATGCCCTTGACAAACCCAAGGGGCATAGTATTGTTGAGCAACATGAGAAACGAAACAGCAGCAACAAAGGCGAGCCCCAAGGGGCCGATCATCACCCTCAAGCAAAAACT